TTGCACAGGTCAAGAGCCTGATGGCTGAAGCCAAGGGCATCGAAGAGCGCATTGAGACAATCAAGGCACTCGGACAAGGCCACCCTGTGGCAACCGAAGCGCAAGTAGACCAGCCATGGAAGTCGGGCGGCGTTGGACGCAATCCACTTTCCGGTACTCGTGATGAGGCTAACTACAAGGCGTACTGCTGGGGCCAGTGGGGCCGCTCTATCATGGGCAACCGCAAGGCCGCTGAGTGGTGCAAGGCTAACCTGAAGTCACAGAGCGAAGGCACAACCACCGCTGGTGGTTTCACCGTTCCAGATCCGCTGTCCTCTGAGCTTATCTACCTCCGTGAGCAGTTCGGTATTGCTCGGCAGAACTGCCGCATTTACCCGATGAGTTCTGACGTTCTCAACGTACCGAATGCGACCGCATCCACTACGGTCTACTACCCTGGAGAGAATACGGCTATCACCGCTTCCGACTTGACCTTTGCACAGGTCAACTTGGTTGCAAAGAAGCCATCGGTTCTTACTCAGGTTTCCAAGGAACTGGCAGAAGATAGCATCATCGACTTTGGTGCAACGCTTGCCCGTGATATGGCTTATGTCCTTGCGAAGGAAGAAGACCGCGTTGTTTTCAACAATGCAGTAGACTCCACGAGCGGCCTCGATGGCATCCTTTATGCCATCTACAGCAGCAACGCAACCAAGGCTAACATTGCTTCCTTGCAGGTATTCACAACCGGCCAGACAATCACCTACAGCCCAACACTTGCTAACTTGAAGGGTATGGTTGCCAAGCTCCCAACATATGCCGCTAACGCTAAGTGGTTTATGCATAAGGAGATTTGGTACAACGCGATTGCACCTCTGCTCGATGCACTTGGTGGAAACGCTATCAGCGACATCGCAAATGCTTACGGCCCTACGCCTATGCTCTACGGTTACCCTGTGGTGTTCGTCCAGAATATGCAGAAGACCCTTGCAGCATCCACGCCTTATGTCCTCTTGGGTGACCTGAGCATGGGTACAGCATTCGGTGACCGCCGAACCGTTACCATTGAGGTATCGGATCAACGCTACTTTGTTGAGGATGCGCTTGCATTCAAGGCAACTGAGCGATTCGCATTCAAGGCGTTCGACATTGGTAACGTTGATGCAACAGCAGCCAACCGTGTACCGGGTGCGCTTATCGTTGGAGCATCCGCAGCTACATAAAGCGAGCGGTTTCTATCTCAAGCCCTCGGCAGACGTGCCGGGGGCTTTCTTTATATGTGGGATAGTGGAGCATGATGACACGAGCCGAAGCGATAGCGCAGGTATCACTTTTTGTAGATGCCCAGTCCTATCCGCAGATGTCCACAACCGAGATAGGGAGCATCTTGGATTCCTACTCCCGGTTCAGCACTTGGACGGCTAGCACCACCTATGCTGTCGGTGACCGTGTAGTGCCTACAACGCCCAATGGACGGGTTTACGAGTGCCGCGTGGCTGGAACATCAGGCACAACACAACCTGATTACCCTGTCTATGCTCCTTACCAAGTCAAGGGCTATACGCTGGAAGATGGCACTGGAGACCCAACCTTGATGTGGGTAGACCAAGGGCCGATCAATGTGGAGCGCTACGATGTCAGGACAGCCACCCGCCAAGCATGGATGATAAAGGCTAGCCGTTGCGCTAGCGACATCGATGCTAAGGAAGGCACCAGCGATGTCAAGCTCTCCCAACTCAAAGCACACTGCCTAAGCATGGCAGAGCGATACAGACCGTTGGTGTTCGCATGAGTCCTATTCTACGCGCCACATTGAGCGCTGGCATGGTACGTAACCTCTGCCAAGACCGAGTAGAGATACACCGCTTCACGCTTACCGAAGACGGGCGTGGTGGTGCTACTGAGACATGGCGTAAGGTTGCCGAGTACAACGCCAGGCTAACCAACCAGAGTGATACGGAGAGCATTGTAGGCGGTGGCATCCAGTCATCTGCACAGTGGACGCTGATAGTCGCTGTCGGTGCTGATGTCATGCCGCAAGACAGGGTTTACCGGGTGGGTGATGATGCCCGTTATTACGATGTGATCGGGTCAGACTTTGGGCAGACGGAATTACTTGTACAGCACGTAGGGCTGGTGGAGCGTACATCATGACGGCGGAGGCGTGGGTTCAAATCGGTATACAGGCGTTTATAACGACGATGTCAATCGGTGCCGCTTGGGTGGCATTGCAGGTCAGGCTGACGCGTCTGGAGACTCAGGTGGCACACATCATCTCGACGCTCGATGGACAGCAACAGGAAGTGCGCCGCATTGAGCAACGGCTCGGTAAACTTGAAAACAAGGTCAGCGCGTTGGAGGCAGTCATAAACAGATGAACAGCATATCAATCAAGAGACTCGTGGTCGTTGTGATCGTGGCTTTCGTAGCTGCTTTTACCTCGGTCTTTGGAGATGGCATCAGGACATCCGAAGCACACGACATCAGCGAGCTGGGCGCAGTGCTTGCACTCTACGGCTCGAAGGCGGTAGCGGCTGGTGTCTCCGCTGCGGTGAGTAGTGTGCTGGCGTTCCTCACGATGCCGTTCAAGGGTGTGCAAGCGAACAGCCTGAAGGTGGGCAAATGAACCTGCAAAACTACCGGCTAGAGCCAAGTGCAACCACTCCCGGTGACTGGATTGTCTTTGGTGATATCTATGATAACGATGGCAATCTGCTTGGCACGTTTGGGCCTGATGGAACGTCTGTCTTTACGTGGTGGGTGACGCAAGATGTTGCGTTTCAGCAGAACTATTCTAACCAGTTCGCAGTTGTGATGGCTCAAGAAATCGTGGCGGGGACGGCTGAATAATGGCAACGTACTATGTGAGACCGGATGGTAGCAATTCAAATACAGGGCTAGGTACTACCACTGCGCTTGCTTGGCAGACCATACAAAAAGCATTAGGAGCAACCGGTATTGCGTCAGGTGATACTGTCTACATCGCTCCCGGACACTACAACGAAGCGGTAACAGTTGGTGGCACTTATTCCGCAGAAACTCAAATCATTGGTGACCCGACCTGCTCAATATTTACGTCACTCACAGCAGGCTATGTCAAGCATAGTCAATATGCATCGACAGGTACAGCCGCTCCTACAATCGCTTCTCTGATTTCTTCAACAGGGAAAAGTAATCTCCATTTTAAAAATATATATTTTGAAATGGGGACAACGGGTGCGGCTGTCATTATCAATATAGTCACGGCACAAAATACTAAATTCACAAGTTGTGTGTTCTATAACAACCTGCGGAGTACTGGTAGTTCAAACAATGTTGTCATAGGGACAACCACTGGTGGACAAACAGGAAATACAACAATCCAGAATTGTATATTTAATGGATTAGCCTATGTTGAGTTAAATTCCGGTACATCAACCGGTGACGTTACAGTTATAAAAGACAGCCTTTTTATAGGCGCACTTGGAGTCTCTCTCGTGTTGTATGGGACAAACGCAACCATTTATAATTCAAGTTTCTTCCTAAGTATTACTGGTGTCAGAGTTTTGAGTGGTATCTCCAATATTAACAATTGCATCTTTAGTCAATGTAATATCGGTATCTTGACCAGTGGAACAACGACAGAAAATTACAACCGATTTATAGGTAACACTGCAACAATTAGTAATAGCGGAACATTGACATCCGGAGGGCAAAGTACATCGGTAGGTATTACAGGAGTTGAAGCGGGCTACAGTTTGCTTCATAACCTTACAAATGCTGTGATGTTTGGTAGTGTTTCTGGTAGTCAAAATACATCATTTGGTACTGCATCCGGCGCACCAGCCGCTGACCTTTTTGGTGTAACGTGGACAGGTACATCTCCAGATGCAGGAGCAGTGACATTTCGTAGCATCGGCTCAGTTGGCTCATACCTTCCAACAGAGCGCAATGCATCGACCATCACAATCGCTCCAGCCAGCACATCACAAAGCATCGAACTCTACCTCGGTGCTACAGGGCTGGTATTCAACACCTCTGGCCTAGCGGCTTACTACGTCCGCAACCAAGCCGCTCCGGTGGCTATCACGCTGGTCACGCAGACACCTACAGGCGCGTGGGCTTCTGGTGGCTTTGCGGAGATTGACTCGAGCCTTGTGCCGGGCGTGTATCGTTTGGATGTCCCTAACGCCGCTTTCGCGGCTGGTGCATCTGATGTCACGATTGTCGTTAGAGGTGCAAGCGGCACTAACGGCGCGGTGCTGACGGTCACTCTTTCCTCTGGTGGATTGACGGCAGCGCAGACAGCCGCAGCTGTCCTCGATGCAGTTGGTTCCTCTTATGTCACCGCTGGTTCGATTGGTTATTCAATCCAGAACAGCAACGTGGCAAGCATCAGCGGTAGCACGGCGGCAGCCGATGAGCTTGAAGGCGCTCTTCTTCACAACGGAACAGACTACATCAGTGCTGAACTGGTTACCCCGGTAACATCTGCCGCTCTAGTTCGCATGGGGCCTTTTGAAGTTAGGGCTGACGGCTTGGGGGCAAGTGATCCGCTTGACATCCAGACCGGCGCACAGCACGGAATCGATATCCAGTGTGTAGACAACAACGGCTCCGGCATCGACATCACGAGCGCAACGGTAACGGCTAAGGTCTACAACTCCGGTGCTACCTTGGTAGACACGTACGCTTGTACGGCAACTTATGCAGCTGATGGCAGAGCAACATTTACCATTGACACCACGGTAACCAACACGCCAGGGACTTACACCGCTACGATTACACGAACTACCGGGGCATCTGATACGCAAGTTTTCGGGCCACTCCGCATCTATGTGAGGGACATCTAATGGCACTAATCTTTGACCTTACCGAAGACCCGCAACAGGTCGTGCAGGTATCTGCATGGGTCGGTGACTGGCACAGTTACGTTGTCCGCTTGGTTGATGAGTTGGGAAGCCCGGTAGACATTACTACCGGCACGCTTGGTGCAACCTTCACCAACATCCAGACCGGGGCTACCTATACGTTCCCGTCCGGTAGCGTGACCTTGACCAAACAGTACAGCGCACAAGGCATCCTTAGCGTGTTGAACCCGGCGGCATACGGGACAGCGGCAGACATCCGGCTAACGATATCCTTCACGGTCAGCACCACCGTGCGGCGCTTTGGGCCATTACAGATTCAGGTGCTGGCACCATGAGTGTAACCGTATCCCTCAAGACTACGTCCCTAGACCGCTACAAGGCGAATCTAGGCAGTCTAACAACGGTCATATATAAAGCTGCGGCAGACGTTGAAGGCAACGCTAAAGCCAGCATAAAGAAAAGTAGCGGCAAGTTTCGTGAGTATGAAAAGGGTCACTGGTCAAGCC